TCATAAATCAATAGAATTGTATAAATAAAGTCGGCGATACCGTGGGGATACGGGTCGCCACCTTCTCTACGCAGAATGGTCTGGTAGAGTATAACAACAATCTTGCTTTTAAATAAGGAGATCCGTTATGGTATCTAAAGCATTTTCATTTCCACGTTCACATTTTATTGGGTTCGACCACGTGTGGTCAGAGATCGAGCGCCTGTCTGATATGGCAGACAACAAACTCTATCCTCCACACAACGTAGTTAAGCACGATGATTCAACTTTTACTATTGAGCTGGCTCTTGCTGGTTACAACAAGGATGACCTGAAGGTTGAGGTCAAAGATGGCATTCTAGTAATCGTTGGTGACAAGTCAGGTGAGGAACGTGAGTACCTGCACCGTGGTATTTCTTCCAAGAAGTTCACGAGAACATTTAGATTGTCTGAACACGTTGTTGTAAGCGGAGCCGACTTCGTAGATGGGCTACTGGTCATTGACCTGAAGGTAGAGATCCCAGAAGAAAAGCTGCCTCGCGATATCCCAATTGGCAATTAGGATAACTAACTTCAACGAGGACTGAAATGAAAAACTTGGCAGTAATCGCCTTGTGTTTCCTTTCTTCTTTCGCTAACGCTACTGATGTCGAAGAAATTGTCGTGACTGCAAGACAAGTTAAAATTGTGCTTGCCAAACTCAGTGAGAGCCACGTACAAGATCCAAAGACTGGTGAGTGGCATTATGTCGAGAAGAAAGAGGAGCAAAACAAGGCATGATAGATATAATTCTTTTAGGATTATTGATGATGCTACCAATGATCGCAGGCGGTATTACGTTTGTGCTATCAGTGGACGCTACAAAGGGTTGACTTCTCAGCTGTATTGAGTAGAATAATACCTGTTGAACAAAAGGGAGACGACCACCGCGCCAAAGCGGGATTACATGTCGTCACGTGCTGAGGCGAAGGGTGGGGCTGAAGCACATTTTAAGGGTGAATATGATAAAAGCGAAGATGATTGTCGATTTTGATAACCCAGTATCCATGAAATACATGGAGCTATCGCTCGAATCATTTAAACCTCTCTCCGATATCCTATCCATTGAACCTGTACAGTGCACAACCCCCAAGACTCTGCCTATTCGTTTTGAGATAGGCGAACAAACTCCATCTTATCTGAAAAAAGGCGAACGAACATATCCTCGTTTCTTTGGTGGCGATTTTGAGGACACTCCTGGATATCAAGCCATCATGCACTCGCATTTTAAATTATGGCAAGAAATAGAAAATGAAGGTCCTTTCATTATCATGGAGCACGATGCTGCTTTGATAGATGAAAAAGTGCTACGCCGTCATCTTGAACACTGGCTTGAATACGATGTTTTCATGCCAGGAGCCTGTATGGAGTTTTACTCTTTGAGTCCACGCCTATGTGAGTTGGCTTGTGAGTTTCTATTAAACTTTCCTAAGTTCAAAAGATTGTCTGGTCCATATGGAATCCTCTGGGAACTGTACAACCATCGCCATAAAGGATTTGATAACTCGCTTGTTTTGTTGCCAACAAAGTTGCGTTCGGATATTGACAAATCATCAGAGAGCCGTAAAATAGAAGAAATAGATGCGATGACTGCTGCTGCTAGTGGCAATGGAACAAACTTCCCAGTGGCTGTTAAGCAGTATTTCTTCATGTTGCGTAAAAACACTTCACCCCACAGATACAGTATGGACACATATTCTTGCAAAGATAACCCGAACGCATACCCTTGGCGTAGAGACTTTGTATTAATTGATGATCTCGGATTTGATGAATTACAACTCCCCGAAGAGCTTGAATGAAATTTTATACTTCTGTTGCTAGAGTCGGAAATGGCATATGCTATCGTGGCTATGAAAATGGTCAGCGCGTCAAGTTTCGCGATTCATATAAACCCACTCTGTTCATGAGTGGTGACTCCAAGTCTCCATGGCGAACACTTGATGGCAAAAGTGTAGTGGAGATGCAGTTTGATAGTATGTCTGAAGCCACGGATTTTATGAGGCGATACGATAACGTTGAGCAGATTGAAGTACACGGTAACAACAACTTTGTTTCTCAATACATCTATCAAAATTACCCCAATGAAATTGAGTATGACCGCAGTCAAATGAAGATTGCCTGTATTGATATTGAGGTTGCTTCGGATGACGGCTTCCCCGAACCAGAGGAAGCAAAGCATGAAGTCCAATCTATCTGTCTCAAATATATCGGCAACCCTGCAATATTCGTCTGGGGTCTTGAGGAAAAATATAACCCAGCAAACACAGAGCTCGATGTTGATGCTGAACAAATATACTTCATCAAGTGTAACGGCGAACTAGATCTCCTTCTGAAGTTCTTGGAGTTCTGGAGTGGTAAGGATACCTCTCCTGATATTGTGACTGGCTGGAACGTGCGCGGTTTCGATATTCCCTATCTGATAAACAGACTGAGTAATACCATTGGTGGCGACAGCTACAAGAAAATGTCGCCATGGCGAGTGGTTCGCGAAAAGATCGTTGGCTCGTCTGGTCGTCAGCTTCAGGTGTTTGAACTCGTCGGCATTGAGCAGTTGGACTATTATGACCTGTTCCAGAAGTTTAGTTATGCATATGGCGTACAGGAGTCATACAAGCTCGACCACATTGCTAACGTTGTGCTCGGGGAAAAGAAACTGTCATATGAGGAACACGGCAACCTCTTCACGTTGTATAAGGAGGATTATCAAAAGTTTATTGACTACAATATCAAAGACGTGCTGTTGGTTGAGCGCATTGATGATAAGGTTGGACTGATCGACCTAGCAATGACCATAGGATACAAGGCTGGCTGTAACTACAGCGAGTCATTTGGCACTGTGCAACTCTGGGACACTTACATCTATCGTGAGTTGACTCGCCGCAACATCGTGGTGCCTCCGAAAAAAGAAAATCAAAAGATCGACTTCGGTGGTGGCTTCGTAAAAGCGCCTCACATTGGTCGTCACTCTTGGGTTGTGTCCTTTGACTTGAACTCGCTGTATCCTCATTTGATCATGCAGTACAATATGTCGCCCGAAACTATCGTGCAGGGTAGGACGAGTGGTGTGACTGTTGATAACTGTCTCAATCAGACTAGACCAGAAACAACTGCACCTGAGTGTGCGCTCGCTGCCAATGGCGTTCACTTCCGTAAAGACTTCCGTGGTGTATTGCCTTCTATTATTGACGGTCTGTATGCTGAACGAAAGGGTATCAAGAAAGATATGTTATCACAGCAATCAAAGGTGGAGGCAGGTGATACGTCAACTGAACGAGAGATAACAAGACTCGACACCCAGCAGATGGCCATTAAAATTATGATGAACTCTCTCTATGGTGCAATGGGCAATAGGTGGTTCAGATACTACGACATTCGCATCGCTGAGGCGATCACTTGGTCTGGTCAGCTGTCGATTCGATGGGCAGAGAAAACAGTCAATGAGTACATGAACAAAGTGCTCAAGACCGAAGATGTTGATTATGTTATCGCGATCGATACTGACTCAGTTTACATCAACTTTGGTCCACTGGTTGACCAGCTAGGCATTGACGATAAAGATAAAATTGTAAAAGTGCTTGATCAAATTGGTTCCGAGAAATTTGAGCCATTGCTGGAACGGTCATATGCCAGACTAGCGCAGTACATGGATGCATACGAGAACAAGATGGTCATGGGTCGTGAGGTAATTGCTGACTCTGGTATCTGGACAGCCAAGAAGCGATACATCCTGAACGTACATAACAGTGAGGGTGTGCAATATGCTGAACCCAAACTAAAGATCATGGGCATCGAGGCTGTCAAGTCATCCACCCCAGCCTCTTGTCGGACTGCATTGAAAGAACTATTCAAGTTGATTCTTCGTGAAGACGAACGTACCACTCAAAATGCAATTCAAACGTTCAAAACTCATTTTAAGTCGCTGCCTCCTCATGAGGTCGCCTTTCCGCGTGGTGTGTCAAACGTGAGTGATTGGAAAGATCCACGCAACCTATACAAGAAGGGCACGCCGATCCATGTGCGTGGCTCTATTCTGTTCAACGACCAACTCAAAAAGCTCGGACTTGAGAAGCAATACACTGAGATCAAAGACGGGGAAAAGATTAAGTTTTGTTATCTCGACCCCAAGAATCCTATTCGTGAAAACGTGATTGCATTCCCAGACTATCTACCTGAAGAATTTAAACTACACCGCTATGTTGACTATGATGCTCAGTTTGACAAAGCATTCCTCGCTGTAGTTCGCCCTGTGCTTGAAGCGATTGGCTGGCGAGAAGAGGACGCAGTATCATTGGAGGACTTTTTCGGATGAGTGAATATATTACATTCAAGCACTACCGCACAGGTGAGGTGGTGACAAAAAAGTTTCGACATGTGCCAGAATACAACCCAAATGAAAGCAGTGATCTGTTGGTTATTTGGGATGAAGATGAAAATAGACTTGAAGATGTACGCAAAAAAGATATAATAGAGTATAAATCCACTCGTGACTGATTATGTACAGTTTAACTATATTCAAGTCGGCGTTCGATAACAAGACGCATCGCCGAATGAACTTTCCCGATTGGGAAACTTTTGTTGATCTGCTTCGCCAGCTGTCAGAAGTTTCCCGACCAGGAAAAAAAGACGCACCGCTCATCAGCCCTGCTGTGTACAAAGAGGGCACCACTCGTTCCAACCGTAATGTTATTGAGTGGGGTAGATGGGCATGTGTTGACGTTGATGAATGGGAAGTAAACAAGGAAGAAATTAATGAGCGACTTTCAAGTATTCTTGGGGACATCTATTATCTTTGCTACAGTACTGCTAGTTGCAGGCCAACTCAGCAGAAGTTCCGCATTGTGTTCAGGCTTACAAGATCTGTACAGGCAGATGAAGTTAAACGATTTTGGTACGCGCTCAACGAGCATATCTCGGGAATCGGAGATGCTCAGACTAAAGATGTATCAAGAATGTATTATGTCCCTGCGACATACGATGGTGCTGACAATTGGCTCTTTGATAGCGGTCGGACTGATCTTGACGTGGACTGGTTAATCAAACAATATCCATACACAGAAAAAACAGGCAATAGTTTTCTTGACCGACTACCAGAGTCGATTCGTGAGGATGTATTACAACATCGCAAAGATTCTCTTGATAACACCAGCATTAATTGGACCAGCTATCGTGACTGTCCTTTCTTTCCAAAACGTATGGCTGAGGACTATCGCACTATTACAGGAACTGGCTGGTATCATAAGATGTATCAGATTATGGTGGCGGTCGCTTGTAATGCAGTCAAAGCGAAATATCCAATCACCGAGATGCAGATCGCTCAGTTGTGCCGCGAGCTAGACCAAGAGACTGGCAACTGGTATGAAAACAGACCACTAACAAAAGAAGCAGGTGCTGCGCTCAAGTGGGCATATGCTAATACATGGGAGGAGTAATGAAACCAAAATTTAAATCAGCATTTATGGATGTCGCCCGACGATTCGCTGAACTTAGCACTGCTCGTAAGTTACACGTGGGTGCGATAGTTGTGAAGGATGGTCGCATTATTAGTATCGGATACAATGGTATGCCGAGTGGTTGGGATAATGAGTGTGAGGTTAAGAAGTATGAGGAAGGTGAACATGAACCGCATGTCTGGTATGAGAGCAAGAAAGAGGTGCTACATGCTGAGGCAAACGCCATCACTAAACTTGCAAGAAGCAACGAGTCAAGTGAAGGTGCCGTCATGTTCTGTACCCACACACCGTGTATCGAGTGCGCAAAACTCATCCACCAGTCTGGTATCAAGCACGTCTACTTCGGAGAGGATTATATCGCCTCGAAAGGAGCAGGAGTAGAATTCCTAGAACAATGTGGAATAGTGCTTGAAAGAGTAATCTAAATTAGTATAATATACTATATCAATGGAGATATATTATGAAACAGCGAAACGTATCACGTCGACGTCAAGTCGCACTCCAGTCTCTCGAGAACGCGAAGTTCTCACCCAAAGGCGACCGCACTGAGGAGCAGTGGGAAGCTCGCCGCCAGTCCGAAATTGAAACCCTGAAGAAAAGGTTGAATGTATGAATGAACAAGAGCAAAAGTATTTTTTCCCTGTAGACCCAGACTATGGGAAATCTGAGCGTGGTTTGGTTGCCATCGTGGGTCATGGTTTCGTTGGTAAGGCAGTTGAAAAGGCAATCCTGCCTGAAGTAAACCGATTCATTGTCGACCCCATCTATGGCACTGACATTGATCAACTCATCGAGCAGGAGCCATCGCTCTCATTTGTCTGTGTGCCAACTCCTGTATTGGATAATGGACGCATTGACTCTGCTGCCGCGTATGATTCTGTTCTTAAATTATTGCGGCGCTCTAAATCAGCAGTGGTGTTGAAGTCCACTGTCACTCCTGATGTCATCGATAAGTTATGCCGCACCATTGAGGCAGATGAAAATACGCATCGATTCATCTATGCTCCTGAGTTTCTACAAGAGCGTAATGCAGAAAATGATTATCAGAATCCAGACTATATGGTCTTTGGTGGTCTACAGTCATCAATCCAAGAGTTGATGTACTTCTACGATTTTAATACTCATATCATGCTGCCTAGTTCTGATTGTATCCACGCAGTTACGCCAGTGGAAGCATCATTTATCAAATATGCAGTCAACTCATACCTTGCCATGAAAGTGACGTTCTTCAATCAGTTGTATGATGCAGTTGAAGATGAGAAACTGACTTGCTCGCCGCTTGCGGTTCTCAGGACTGTAGCCAAAGAGCCAAGGATAGGTTCTTCTCATTGGCGTGTTCCTGGTTCTGATGGTAAGCGAGGGTTTGGTGGTGCGTGTTTCCCCAAAGATGTATCGGCGTTCATTGGTTACACGGACAAACTTTCCATTCTTGATAGAGTAATGCAAGTGAACAATGAGTATCGGAAAGATTATGAGATGGATGACCGAGAAAAGTCAGCGAACGTGCATTTCTTAAACCCCAAAGAATCTGAAACACTAACAGTCGAGGACGTCATTGACGATGATCAGCTCGACCTATTTGGAGAGCAGTCATGAGTATAATGGACAAACTAAAAAAGAATTCCAAGATTGGCACAGCAGAGGTATTGAGCAAGTCTAAATTCTTTGGTGATAAAGATCAAATTGATACTGGCGTGCCCATGATCAACGTGGCATTGTCAGGTGACCTCAATGGTGGTTTGTCCTCTGGTCTGACTGTACTGGCTGGTCCATCGAAACATTTCAAGACTTCGTTTGCATTACTGATGGCAGCTGCTTATCAGCGAGCCAAGCCAGACTCTGTTGTTTTGTTTTATGATTCTGAGTTTGGTTCACCGCAAGCATACTTCGAAACGTTTGGTATTGACCTTGATCGCGTCCTCCATACTCCTATCACCAACGTTGAAGAGCTGAAGTTCGATTTGATCTCCCAGCTAGAGGCGCTTGATGCTAGTGACGATGTGGTGGTAGTTATCGACTCTATCGGCAACCTCGCTTCGAAGAAAGAACTTGAGGATGCTATCAATGAGAAAGCAGTGGCTGATATGTCTCGCGCCAAGGCACTCAAGGGTCTGTTTCGTATGTGCACCCCATATCTGGCCATGAAGAATATTCCGATGCTGGCTATTAACCACACATACAAAGAGATCGGTTTGTTTCCGAAAGATATTGTATCAGGTGGCACTGGCATCTACTACAGCGCAGACAATATCTGGATTATTGGTCGCCGCCAGAACAAGACTGGTACTGAGGTGACTGGCTATGACTTTATTGTCAACGTTGAAAAGTCTCGGTTTGTAAAAGAGAAGTCAAAGATTCCAGTGAGTGTATCATGGGAAGGTGGCATTGAGCCATACTCTGGCTTGCTTGAAGTCGGACTGGCTGGTGGGTTTGTTGTTAAACCTAGCAATGGGTGGTATCAGCGAGTTGATACTGATACAGGTGCTGTCGTTGGTGGTAAGGTTCGTGAGAAAGAGACGCGAGAAGCATATTTCTGGGAAGAGATGCTCGCCTCTGAGAAATTCCAAGATTATGTTCGTGGGTTGTATCAGGTGGGCAGTGCGACTATGGGCTCTTGGGAAGAAATGGAACTTGCCCTTGAGGAGCCAGCATGAGCGATAGTGCAGAGGCATTTGTATTCTTAGCTGGGGAAGGCAGGGACGTCGCCTTCTCCGCTGACATTACTGAAATGCAAATTGATAAGGATTATGTTATTGCACCTGATCCAACCAATCCGATGGATCCAGATGGTTGGTCAGTGGTAATCATGCATAAGGATTACAAGGACGTTGTGATCAAGTACCATAACGTTCAAATGAACCCAGAGAAGCAAGAGCTCGAGTTTCAGGTGGAATTGATGATGATCCCTGAAGGTAGTTTAGTTGATCCTGCTGAAGAAAGATTTTGTCGAGTATGCTCGCTAATCATTCAAGACCTAATTGATGAAATGAATCGCTCTGATGCCTTGATCATTACAGACGAGAAAGGCAAAGAGATAGTGCAAGACGAGGAATCTAAATTTAATGTCCACTGATATGCCAACCATGGTTTTGCGCTCTTTCTTCACCAACGAAGATTATATGCGCAAGGTTGTACCCTTCATGAACCCGAGTTACTTTGAGGGAGTACATCGAGCATTATTCACGGAGTTTGCAAAGTATGTTGCCAAATATAACAGCATACCGAGCATTGACGCTTTTCGTATCTCGATGCAGGAGTCGGATACGAACTTGTCGGAGGAGGTGTTCCGTCATGCGATGGATATCCTCCCCGACCTTTTTACCAAAGATACCGAAACTGATTATGACTGGTTGATTAGCAACACTGAAAAGTGGTGTCAGGATCGCGCCCTGTTCAACGCAGTCATGGAATCAATCTCGATAATTGACGGAAAGCATCAAAGCCTAACTAAGAATGCACTCCCTGATATTTTATCCAGTGCACTTGCTGTGACCTTTGATACAAATATTGGTCATGACTATCTGGAGAATGTTGATGCGCGATACGACTTCTACCACCAAAAAGAGGAACGCATTCCGTTCGATCTGGAATACTTTAACACAATCACTAAAGGTGGTCTACCTAATAAGACCCTCAACATCGCTCTGGCAGGTACGGGTGTCGGTAAAAGTCTTTTCATGTGTCATTGTGCTGGAGCTGCCTTATCACAAGGAAAGAATGTCCTTTACATCACTCTGGAAATGGCTGAAGAACGAATCGCGGAACGTATCGATGCGAATCTACTCAACGTCCCGATAGATCAGTTGGAAAACTTATCAAAGGATATGTTCAAGAGTCGCGTTGGTGAGCTGGCAAACAAGACCCATGGTAAGTTGATCATCAAAGAGTATCCGACTGGTCAGGCGCATAGTGGTCACTTCCGTGCTCTGCTCAATGAACTGAAACTCAAGAAAAAGTTTGTGCCCGATCTCCTGTTCATTGACTACCTAAATATCTGTACATCCTCAAGGATGAAGGGTGTCGGTGGGTCAATCAACACATACTCCTTTATCAAGGCAATCGCTGAGGAGTTACGTGGGTTGGCTGTTGAATTTAATCTACCAGTTGTCTCCGCAACTCAGACAACGCGATCTGGTTATGGTAGCAGTGATCCTGGACTTGAGGATACATCTGAGTCCTTTGGATTGCCAGCCACCGCTGACTTGATGATTGCTTTGGTGTCAAATGATGAGCTCTCAGCAAATAATCAGATCCTAATTAAGCAGTTGAAGAACCGATATAGCGATCCAAATGTTCATAAGCGTTTTGTTGTCGGTGTTGACCGATCTAAAATGAAACTATTTGACGTTGAGGATGCTGATAAAGAACTGGTTGATGACAGCGCAAAACAGAATGCACCAGTATTTGATAACACGCCTTCGGGCAAGAAACTCAATACAGAAGGATTCTTGATATGACACCAGAAATACACACATTACTGGCAACTTCTATGCTGGCAGCAGCTTACTATATCGGACGCTGGTTTGGGTCTAGGCAAGGAATAAAAGAAGGTGCAGTTGAAATGATCGTTCTCTTTGCTGAAATGGGATACGGTGACGTGAGTGAAATGGTTCGTGATTTGGAGAAACACCGTGACAGGGACACCGACGAATAAACTAATCCAAAAATTAATTGAGCAGGTCGAAAAGTTACTTCTACTCTTTATTGTGGGTGGAACAATATGGGCAGCTGGTTATGACGTTATTCACATGTTTGGGACTCAAGGCAAGATGGCTCTTGCTGACTTATTCATGCTCTTCATTTATGCTGAGATCTTGGGGATGGTTGCTGCCTTCTATAGCAGTCATCGCATACCTGTAACACTTCCAATTGTAATCGCCATCACCGCACTCACTCGGATGATTCTACTCCAAACCAAGGGAGAAGATTCAATCAGTATTCTATATGAGTGTGGTGGCATCCTCATCCTTGCCATTTCGGCATATGTAATGAGCATGAAAGATAAACTCAGCCTTGAAAAACTATCGCTGAGACCATCAGATGGATAAACTCTACATCTATGCGGACTCATTTGGCGCTTACACTAAAAACTGGGAGAGCATCAATCCAGGAAAACGCAACTCTGGCGTAAACTATCATCGCTCGCACCATGCATACTCATATGAGTTTTGTGATGAGATGTATGAGCAGTGCTGGCCAGATCTATTAGCGGATCATCTGCGCGCGAAGATTGGTAATATTGGTGTTATTGGTGCTTCTCCGCTTTTCACTTTACATACTTGGATTCGAGACTGGGAGCTGGGCTCGCTAACCGACGACCATTCTGACGTCTATATTTTCATTTGGTCTCAGTCTGCTCGCATGGTATCTAACAAGTCGCGTCCACCCATGGATCTGGATGACGTTAAGAATCGTAAAAACTATAGAATTCTTGATGAGTCTGATCCTGACCATGACGCATTGGTTTATACTATGCAGGCATGGCAAGATCTAAAAGTAGGCAAGGAAGAGCGATACTGGCGCACCATCTACAATCAAAAGGTATTTCAGCATCTGGTAGGCACGTGCCCTGCCCAACCACTCAAAACGATTCGGAATGCGGTTCAGTTACACCTCTGGGCGTTTCCTGAGGAAGTGCCCTTTTGCTGGCATAATGATATGGCACCTACGCCTGCTGAAATGCGACTGGATCAATATTCTATTTTACGCTGGATGCGTAAGTTTGATCCTGATGTAAAAACGCTGGTGGATGAGCTGAAAAGGAAAAATGATTGGCTAGAACCTAGTGCATATGATGGGCTATCTAATCATATGTCGCCAAACTGTAATGCATTGTTTGCGAATTATCTACTTTCGTTGATTCAAGAGAAACAACAAAAGCAATTAAGGACTGAGGATCAATTTCGATACTGGTGAGGAATAAATATGAACGGGAAGGGTGATAAGCCAAGACCAATGGGTGTCGATCGTGAAACGTATTACAATAATTACGATCGAATTTTTCGTAAGAATAAACCACAACCACTCCGCGAAGTCAATTATGATAACATGTGGCAACACTCGTGTACGGTAGAAATGGGTGTAATGTGGATTGGTAAGAACGAAACCTGCAATTATTGCGGAGCATGGGAAGAAGACGATGAGTGAAGATATTTTTGACTTTGGTTTCACTGCTGTAACGGTTGATGAACTTGAGGTCATTCAGGAAGCCAATGCTCAACTGGAGTCTACCTCTGCGGATGCTGAAATGTATCGCGCTCGCCTGACTAAAGTTTATAATGCCATCCAGCCGCTTTTAAATAACCTTGCTGCCAATCCAGAAAAGGAATATTTGTACTGGCCAGATCGTGTGTCTAAAGTAGAATCATTCTCGGATCACCTGCGCTCACTCTATGATGGCACCAAAT